CATCCGCTGATCGCGTCGAAATGCGAGCGCGCCACTTGGATCAAGAACGCGATCATGGCGTCGTCGTCGTCGTGATCAATGACAAGATGCCGCTTTGCCTCGACGAGCGAAATCGGCTCGACCGCCGGCGGCGATATCAGTTTGAGCGACATTAGCCGACCCTCCACACAAAGCCGTCGCAATAGACCGGCAAGAGCAAATTTCCGCCCCCCGCGACGGTTGCTCCAAAAGTTGCCGCCGCGCCGTCGGTAACGACGCGACGCAAACCGCGAAACCGCGCATGCGCGATGGGGAGTTGCGCGACCGTGTTAGGCGCGTCCGCCCATTCGACAACGGTCCCGGTGTAGTTATTAAGGAAACCGGGATTCCTGATTTCGTTGCCGCGCAAATACAGCGGACCGCTGCCAAGGACCATCCCGGCGCCGGCGCCGCCGCCGGTCGGAAAGGCGCAACCGTCAATGATTAGCTGATTGATTTGACCGTCCGCGAAATGCCCCGGCAAGCTGCCGTCGGTCGATTGCTCGCATCCCTGAATGATCGTCGGCGCGCTACCGGAAACGGACGACATAAAATTTGCGCTTTCCGTCCGCGTTGCCGTGATCAGCATTGCATCTTGACCGCTTTCGATATCGATCGTGTTACCCGCGAGCGATCCCGCATGAACATGAACCGATCCGGTCGGACACGAAAAGCCGCGACCGCATCCGGCCGCGCCGCATCCTATGAAAATATTATTGAGCGCGTTTTGGCTGATATTGCGGAAGCCGGAAAAACTGCCGCCGCCAACGCAAGCAATGAAAGTTTGCTCGGAGCACAATCCCGGCGACAGATATCCGACTAACCATCCGGTTTGGCCGCTCGCGCCGCAATTCATGTAAATGTTATTCGTCGGACTGCCGTCGGCAACGCCGTTCCAGAACAAATAGAAGCCGACGCAATTCGGCTGATCCGTCATTGCGAACGACATATCGCAAACGGTCGAGTACCGCATTCCGTTGGTAATGAATAGCGGCGTGATCGCGAGCAAGAGCGCGTATTCGCTCGCGTTCAAATGTCCTTGCGGAATTATGCTCGACGAAATCCCGGCGGACGGATTGCCGGTGTAGGTCAAATAGGTGGAATATTGTCCGTCGCCGAAAATGCGCCCGCCGGTAACGCCGGTGACCGTCAGAACTTGATTAGTGTTGTAAACGCCGTTCGGAAAATAGACCGGCCGGTTTTTAAATCGCTCGTTATTGCCGTGCGGATTGCTCGCCGGCCCGAACGCCGCGTCGAGACATGCTTGGATCGCCGGACCGCTATCCGGTGCGCCAGGAACGGCGCCAAAATCTTGCACGTTAAGCGCCGGGAACGCGTGGAATTTTTTGCTCGCGCCGGTCCCGTCAACGCCATAGACGAGCGACGGGATCGTGCCTTGCGCCAGGACGGAAAGTTTTTGATCGGCCATTGTTCTATTCCGTTAACAGTCGATCGCCGGTTTCGAGCAAGAGCGCGTCGCCGGACTCCAATAGAAAGGCGCCCGTCCCGCCGGCGCCGCCGGAAACCGATCCGTCCTGCGTCGCTGCCGCCGTCATTGTCTCGACGAGGCCCGACGCAAACCGCGCGCTCGCCGTTACCGTGTCCTGGCAAGATAGCGTTTCCGCGATCGAGCCCATCCTGATCGCGCCGCCGCTATTGTAGAACTCGACCGCCGTCGTCGTTTCGACGATCGTATGACGAAACGTCCCGCCGGCCGAAACCGTATCGAGCGCCGACAACGCGTCGGCAATCGAGGCCGAACCAATAACGCCGGTCGAGCTAAACGAATCCGCAGCGACGAGCGCCTCGTTTATCGCGTCGAAATATTCGACGAATCCCGCATGGCCCGGCGGACGACCGCCGCCTTGACCGGGCTTGTCGGGCTTGTCGGGCGGACGACCGGCGCCGGGCTTGTCGGGCTTGCGACCGCTACCGCCGGCGTTGTTCTGCCGCCGCGTCAATTGAGGCTTACCATGTAGGAGATATTCAACGTGTCGCCGGCGACGACCGATCGATCGCCGCCGCTAAACAAGCCGGCCGAATAGAGAACGCCGGCGTTGCTATCGATCGTATTGACGGCGCCGGCGCCTAGCAGCAAGAACGCGCCTTTGATCGTTCCCGTCCCGGTCATGCCGAAAGACAACGCCGCCGCGAGCGATTTATTGCCGCCGGCGGCGGGATTCCAAACGGCGGTTTTGCGCGGCGCCGCATATGTCGGCGCATTGACGCCGCCGGCTTCCGTCCAACCGCTATGGGCGCCCATGGTGTCGGTCGGCGCAATCGCGCTAAACGCAACCGAACTGATCAGCCCCATGAACGGGCCGACGACCGTATAGCCCGAGCCGGCGAGCAACGTATCGAGCGCGAGATTTTTCCCGACGTTGACGACAAGATTGTCGATCGTGTCGGCCCATTTCAAGCGCTCGTCGAACCCATGGCATGTAGCATCGAACCCGTAGCATGTGACAAAAAATCGGCCCGACAGTTTCGCCGTTTCGACGAGCCCGCCGGCGCGATCGAGCGTCGCGCCGACCGCGTCGGTTGCGGTCGCGGATTCGTTTGTCATTCTGTAACCTCCGCATGATAGCGCTCTAGAATCGGCAATAGATCGACGATCGTCGCGCCGGTTTGCGCGTCAACGATCGCATAGTCGCGCAATTTCATCTTGATGGCGCCCGGCGGTCCGGCCGGTCCCGGCGATCCCGGCTCGCCCCGAGGCCCCGGCTTGCCGGGCTTTCCCTGCCGCGCCGTCATGGCCCAACCGTCGCCGCCGGCGATCGGACCGGGATTGTCGCGGATCGCGCGGAATTCGCCGCCGTCATGAGTCACTAGATCGAGCATTGTGTAAGTTGCGTCGGGATCGTAGAGGCCCCGGACCGCGCCGATCGGCGCGTCGTCGCCCCGGACCGCGAGCGGCAACCAATCGTCGGCCGGCGGCGGCGCCGCCGTGTCGCGGACCGCAATCCACGTCGAGCCGCCGTGAACGACTATTTCGCTTTCGTAATGGACGCCGGCGGACCATCGACGAGGAATCGGAAACCGGCCCGCTTTGCCTTCCGCGCCGTCCATGCCATTGCGGCCGTCGGCGCCGTCCTTGCCGTCCTTGCCGGCCGGTCCGGTTTCGCCGGCCGGTCCCGTTTCGCCTTGCTCGCCATCTTTGACCTCGTTTACGCGTTGCGAAATTTCCAGCTTGAGCGTTGCGACTTCCGCGCGCAAATCGGCGATCACGGCTCGCGCCTCTAACCGGACGTTTGCAATTTCCCGGCCGATCACGTCCGCCAATGTTTCACGGATTGAGGCCGACAGTGTAGCGATCGGCGGCGGCGCGGATAAGCTCGGCAAAATCCCGTTGCCCGTTCCCATCTTGCAAATCTCCATTATCGGCCGGCGTCGTATCGGTCGGCGGCGCCGGCGTCGAGGCGCCCGGCGTCGGCGGTTGCAAATCCGCGCCGTATGAGAGCGGGACCATTTGTTGCTGTACGCGGACGTCGTCGCCGTCGGTTACTTTCGGCAATTCAAATTCGTTCCGCGCATAATTCGGATCGAAAATTCCGCCCTGGACGCCGCGCGCATATGCGTCAACGCGATCTTTGAATAGACTACGCAAGAGCGCCGCCGTGTCGAATTCGAGATATTCGGACGGCACGCCGAACAATCCGAACGTGCGCCCGAACGCCTCTTCCAAATGATTCAACGCAAAACCGAGCCCGGTCCCGATCCAGAATTGCATTAGCGATTCCGTCGATCCTTGCGTCGCGTTGTCGGCGAGATTCAGGATCGAGAGCGGGACGCGGAAAACGGCGGCGATCCGCTTGTCGGAATAGCCCATGATTTCGGCGACTTGCGAATCGTGCGCCGTCGGCGCCATCGGCTGAAATTTTAGACCATGGCTCAAAATCGGCACTTTTCCTTGATTGATCCCGGCCGACTTTTCCTCCCAAGCCGCGCGCAATTCTTGCATGTTGGCCGGCGACAAATGCTGATCACTTGTCAGAATGCCGGACGGTCGCGACGCGTTGAGATAAAACGCTAACGATTGCTGCAATATTGCGTTTTGTGCGGCGTCGTCGAGCGCCGCCGATACGATCGGCGATTCGCCGAGCAACGGATTATTGCTCCGCGACCGCAGCTTGACGTGCAAAACATCGCGCGCCGGGACCGCCTCTAGCAAACTTTTCGCGCCCTCGTAATCAAACATCTTTTCTATGATTTCGTTTCCGCCGAGCGAATAGAAGAGCGATCCATCCGGCGCGATACGCGGCGCACATTGTCGCGGTTGCATCAAATGCAAAGAATCAATTTCAAATCGATCGTTCCGCAATGCGAGCGCATAGGCGTTGCCGTCGCTGTAAAGAGACGTCGTCGAATTCAGCATGAAATCGGAAATCGTAGAATATTGATTCGGCTTCCGCAGCACGCGCGAAAGAGCGCTCGTCGTTACGCGTTCCCTGCCGCCGTTGTCGAGCAAGCGCCAATGACCGCCCGGACACATCGCGACCGTTTGCGCGTATGCCGAAACACAAGCCTCGACGATCGCCGACCGACCGCGCGATTGCACGTCGAATCCGCATTGCCAGAAATTCATTAGCGAGCCGGCGGACGCTGGCAAGAATCCGTCCATGAGTTGATAACCGCCGGCGGATTTAACCGCCGGCGGCTTGAAGGCTCGCGCGAGCCGATCCCAAATCATTTGATTGGCTTGCCGGGCTTATTCTCTTCCGCCGCCTTGTATTGTTCATGGAGAGGCGGCATTGCCGGCGCCTTTTCTTCCGGCTTCATATCGTCCGGCGACAAGACGCCGAGCCGCGCCATGTCGTTTTGCTCTTGCGTCGGATATGGCTTGGATTTTTCCATGACGTCGGCCGCTTGCTTGTTGGCCGCGTCCCGCTTTTCCTTGTCGGCCTTTAGCTGATCGGTTGCGTTTTTGTTGCGCTCGTCGTCCGCCTTTTTTTCCGCCGCCGCGCGATCCGCCGCCACCTTGTTTTGATGCTCGTCCATTTTCGTTTTCCTCTTTGCTAGAGTCGCGGTCGGCGGTTGCCGACCGCTACCCGTTGTCAACTACCAAGTAACCGCTTGAGTCCAAGCGACGAGGCCCGGTCGGACCATTGCCCAATTGATGTCGAGCAACATACGAATTCCGAGCGAGTCGGTTTGCCATAGCGAGCGGACCGGCGCCGCGACGACGTTAGGCGATCCCGTCGCGCTGATCGGCAACGGTGCCGTATCCTCCATGTGGAGAGTCGCTTGATCGCTAACCGAGAAATTCGCAACGTCGCCGGTTGCCGAAAAGAACGCCGCGGCGTCCACGAGGATCACCATCTTTTTTGTGATCCGCGTCGATTTAATAACCGGATAGCCGTTGAGCGTTCCGGCGTTCAATTCGTTGCGGAACGGGAAATCGCCGCCGGCGTTTTGCGTCAGGCCGGCGCGAGCGGCGTCGGTCGGATGCATAAGCCAAACCGGCGATTCGAGCCCGTTGGCGTCGGACAGAACGCCGATCAAGTTGCTGATATCGCCGACGAGCGCGGCGAACCCGGCGCCGGTCGTTGCCGTCGTCGCCGCCACGCCGTTACGAATCCCGGCCGGCGTCGTCGTGTCGG